CGACACGTACATTATCTACTGCAATTCTTTCAATCGTAAACTTCAGAACTTCATAAGCTACATCCTCTTTTGGATCATAGCCAATGTAAACTGTGTTAGGTGGTTTTCTCATTACGCTGGGTATCCTTTAAAGTTTCTCCATACTATTATAAAGCATAGTAGTTGCGTTGTCAAGCACTTTCTTTGGCGCACTCGGCAGGACTCGAACCTGCAACCTACAGATTAGAAGTCTGTTGTTCTATCCAGTTGAACTACGAGTGCTTAAGTTGTTTACTTTTTAATCTTTTTCTTTATAGATTTATCAGCATTTCTGGCAAATGAACTATTCTTTTTTCCATCCTTTACACGTAGATTACTTCGCTTGTTACTGCCGCCCTTGCTTAGAGGTTTTTTATGATCAACATGTTTGCCGTCACCTTTTTTAACAAGACCTAACCGTTCTAATATTCTACGTGCTTTGTTTCTTTTTACACGCTTCTTAATATTCTTTGGTTTACTTTTTGTTACTTTATTTTCTTTTTTATAATCTCTAGCCATTTGTTTCTCCTTTTATTTAGTCAAATACTTTTTACCTTTTTCTGCAATCTCTTTCAAAGTTCTTTTACAACAGAGACAAAAGGTTCTTGTTGGGTCAAGATTGCATTGCTTTTGGCATTCCATACTGTTCTCCTTTGACTCTTCAGTAGGCCACCAGTTACACACCACACGATCCACCATGACCAGTAATGTCACAGATGTCATGCGTCTCAAGTCCTTCTTCAAACTCTTCTCCCAGCTTCTCTACAGCCTCACTATAGGGCACCGAAGATAGAGGCTGTCCTCCCCTACATCCGTCAGGGTACACCGTGAAACCTCGCAGCCTGTGAGCATAGGTAGCAAGAGTATTAGCAAACTCATCCACAGTATCTTCATTGTTTAGTTTTGTCCCCCACTTAGGAAGGTTAATGGTAGAGGATATAGACATGTCTACATAGTCCTGAACATCAGCTTGGAAAGCTATACGACGCTTATAGTCCTCTGCAAGATCAAGTGCTGATTCAATATCAGAAGGATTGGTACCATACAGATCAATGATCTCCTGTGCTGCACTGTCCACCACGTACTGATAGTGCCAACGATTACCACCCTTCAGATACCTGCGCTTATAAGCCACAGCAAAGATAGGCTCTACACCAGTAGATGTACCTGCAAGAATACCTATTGATCCAGTTGGAGCAATGGCCCTATTAGCAACAGGACGACTACAGCCAAGAGTATCAGCAAACTTGGTGCTAGTGTTGTCACTAACTCCTTTATAAACTGCCAGCCATTTGTGAAGTCCCTCAGTAACTTCATATTTTTCTCCTCCTTTGATAAGCCACTCATGCATACCCATCAAACCAAGACCAAGCCTACGATTCTTTTCCCGTGTCTTATAAACTTTATCATAGGGGAGCTTGGCTCTGAGCGTACCGCATAACAGGAACTTAGTTCCAAGTTCTACTACATCAGCAAATTCTGAGAGATTGTCAATACGCCCCATGTTAACAGAGCCGAGATTACAAACATCAGAATCATCTTCAGATGTAACCTCCGTGCAAGCATTACGAAGGGTTTCATTTTCCTTGTCAAAGAAGTTAAACGAGAAGCCCGGTTCTGCCGTTGATAGTGCTTGTCTAACATTCGTTTTGAAAACATCTCCTGTATCTCCTGTCTTCCAATAGTTAAGTAACCACTCCGTGTCATAGTTCACACTTACATTAGTCATATCAAGGGGTGCAGTAAAGTTAAAATCTTGTTCCTTTACCTGACCAATAGAGAACCCTGTTGTACCTACCGGCATATCATACCAGTTCTTTGAGGAAAGAAACTTATTAACATCCGGGTGCTTCCAGTTAAGGCTGGCATAGATAGCAGACCTGCGACTACCACCCTGCATGACCCTGCGGCCAATTTCATTGATCATAAGCATCTTAGGAATAGGACCAGAGGACAGGCCACCAGTACCATTAAGGATACGTCCCTCTTCACGATACACAGAGTAGTCAATACCAATGCCACCACCTGTCATCAGGCAGGACTCAGACTTCCAAGAGATGTCTGCCCAATCTTCTCTGGTATCTTCCTCTGCTTTGAGAAGGTAACAATTATTAAAGAACTTGTTAGGACGCCCAGCATAGTAGAGATAACGACCACCGGGAATAAACTTGAGGTCTGTGATCAGACGCTTTAGGTGATCCTTCTCATCCTCTGTCATAAGGTCTTGGCACACATCCTCAACAAGAACTGATGCCAGTGAGTCCCATGTCTCACAACCATGGTGGGCATACTTATGCTTAAAAATATCTTCACTAAACTTTGAACGAAACATGGGATTTTCGTTCGACCTAAACTGCGGCATGTTATTCCCCCTTCTCTTTGTATTCTAATTCTAATATCAACTGTGCATAGTGAATTGCTTTTTCTATATCCTTTCTACCTTCGCCTTTTGTACGATGCCGAGTTATGTATTTTATCACATTACCCTCAAAGTAGTCAAGGTTATTCGCATGAATATATTCTACTGGCTGTATACCACAATCTTTGTAGTGTTGACCACCAACCTGTTTATCAAGTGCTTTGTTTTCTTTCATACGTCTTATATAATATCCTCTTGCGCTTTCATATACAGTTTCTGGATAGCTTGCTTCGTCATATGAGGCTACTGAGTTTTCGTCTGAGTTCATGTATGTTCTCCGATGTAACAGTTTTGATTGCAAAAGTTCTGACGATTTGTGGTTCAAGGCCAGCAAGTTCACAGGTTATTTCAAAGTTCTCACAGGTAACTCCTATTGAACAGAAGACCCATGCACTTGCCTGATCACGTTGTAGCACTGTCTCCAGTGTTTCTTCCGGCTCCTTTGGTTTGGATAAGTCTAACAGAGATTGGACTACAATAGCAAGGTATAAAGTTTTATCAGGGTTCTTGTCTGTAAGATCGTACAAAGTTACCTGCTCTTCTTCATCAATCATCAGACCCTATCCTTTCTACTTTTACTATGTCTTTATAAAATTTTTGACCACAGTTATAACTTCCACTTATAAGACCATATAAAGCATTGTCATTGTATCCATCTATATTCTTTAGCTTTTGCCATTCTTCAGTGTGACCATCTTCAAATGTTATGATATATGGTCCTTTAAAAGAAGGATTTTTTTCTCCCTTCTTACTAGCACTTATACTCGCACGGCTTTCAGCACTATGTGTCCTTCCTATATTAGCAGCAGCTATCTTAGCACGGCTTTCAGCACTATGTGTCCTGCCTATATTAGCAGCAGCTATCTTAGCACGATGTTCAGCACTAAGAAACTCAGGGGTGATAAACTTTACAGAACCTATCTGCCCATTGTAGTACAGTCGCTCACCACAGGGCAGCAGTTCCGGTGAGAGTACATCGTTGTCTGTCTGGAAATGTACCTCACCGCTCACCACACCACCCCTTGTTTTATAGTTACAGATAATCTCAAAGGTAAACTTATCTTTACCCATACGCTGCATGTCTTCTTTAAGTGGCTTGCACGATCCTGCGTACACTCTCCAGTTAGATTCTTTGAATCGCTTTCTTTTCTTATAGGTATGGTAGAACTTTCTACCAATATACTTCCTGTTAGTGACAGTGTTTGTTATCAGGTAAATAAAACCATAGTATGTATCAGGGTCTACCTCACCAACCCAGTGATGTTTTGTCATTTATACTCTAACTTCCGGTACGTCAGGCTGCTTCGCTACCTGCGTAAGATACCGCCTACCCTGCGAATACTTGAACGCACGTAGACCAGCACCGCCATTAGCATCAACCCAACAATCTCTCTTATGTTCGCAATAAACACAACCAACAGCAAGCTTACGGTTCCCAGACTTACCATCAGGTAGATCGGGATAGCACTTAGCAGGTACATTATCAGCAGTAACCACCTTTTTAAGATGTTTAATTCTTTCTTTAGCATTGATCATATCCATACTGTGAAGTTGCGATAGACATATCTCACCAGTGGATTTGTTAATGGCAAGGAAGGCTGCACGATCCAGACCATTCGCAGAAGCATAGGCTGATATCTGTGCGACATAGCCAAAGGGATCGTCTTCTGTTAGTTTGTTGTGTTTAAACTTATCAAAGCCCATACCACTGGC